AAATACCTTGATGGAGTAGATGCTGTTGCTATATGTGATTGTTATACAAAGTATTATCCTAAGAAGTTTTTACAGAGAACTAAGGAGAAGGAAGCAGTTTGTAAAGTCATAAGAGATAAGAACATACCGATACTTGATTACAGACAGAGACATCATGAGTGTCATGCTGCTAACGCACGTTACGGATCACCATTTGATGACTGTGCTGTCTTAGTAATGGATGGTAAAGGATCAGTTCATGATCACAATAACCTTAGATTTTGTGAGATTGAAAGTATATTTGATAACCTTAACCCTGTGTTCAAACACTACTCTACCTTCTGGAGTGAAGATGAATGTAAAAAATTAGGGAAACCATATTGGGAATCAATGAATACACAGGAACTATTCATGGAGGGTGAGGACTGTCATAGTGAGAATACAGATGGTTTTATACTCTATAGTGATAGGACTAGCGTTGGACAGGCATATAGAAGGGTCTCAAGAGAGTGTGGGTTTGATGAGTTAGATGCAGGGAAGACAATGGGACTGTCAGCATATGGATCTGGACGTGTTGATTTATTCAATGAAGAGTATGGTCATAGTCTTTGTAGCAAAGAATTATATGCGAAGGAAGATAGCACAGGATACTATGGTAATCAAAAACCAGTAGACCTAGCATATAATTTACAAAAATCAGCAGAAAAACATGCAATATACATGGTAGCGATGGCAATAAATCTAACAAATAATAAGAATGTGTGTGTAACTGGTGGTTTTTTCTTGAATTGTGTAGCAAATAACGCTATCATAAAAAATGTAGATGTAAATCTATATGCAGACCCACTCTCTTATGATGGTGGTCTAGCAATAGGTTCAGCATTACTTGCATACTATGAACATTTTCGTAACTGATCCATCACCTGTTGTATCGGCACAAGTATTACCTGACAAACACATAGTCAAGATGCCACTAGAGACATGTCAAATGCTTTCTATTGTGTGCTCTGAGAAGTGGGGTCACGGTTATGGTGAGATACATCGTATCAATGGTGAACCATACAAAACATCTAAAGGTGCGTTTCATAACCACCCTTGTACTATCTGGGCAAACCAATCACTCATCAATACATGGTGGTTAGTTGCTCATGGTATAGCACTGTGTCAGGAATACACCCACAGATATAATAAGATACATAGTTGTCAGAGAACGTTAGAAGAAGCAAAGAGTATCATACCGTTTGGTTATCACAATACACCTGAGTCATTCACCTTTGCAGGTCCTGACCAGTTCAAGCATGACAAAACTATTGATATCTTTACTGCCTACAAACGTTACATTGCCTCTAAACCTTGGGTCGCAGACAATTATTTGCGTGACCCATCTCGTAAACCTTCTTGGATATTATGAACCCAATTGACACAAATCGTATCGCTATTGCACTTGAAAGAATTGCACAAGCACTTGAGCATTTGAGCATTGAACATGCTCATATAGATACAATCGATCACAATCACATTGAGAGTGACACTCCCGTTGAAGTAAACACACACGCTAAAACATGGTAAAATTATTTGCAGCATGCCCTCCTGTGTACACATTACCAGGCACATGGGATGATCCTGAGAAGATAAAGAAATGTCAAGAGACATTGATACCACACCTTGAACTCCAACCTGAGACAGGGTTCTTAGTTTTTATAGGACTTGTTGTCTTTGCTCTTATCATCTATGGTATATACAAAACCTTTGGTAAAGGTGGAGAAGGATTGAGAGATGAGATCAAGGAACATGCTAGGATGCATGAACTTGGTATCGCTCATGGACATGAAGGTGGTGGAGAAAGACCTATCATGTCTATAAAGGCACAAGAAAAAGATTACCCTCAACACAAACACAATGATTGAAACCCTTTACTTTGGACCTACTTACGACCTTCAGAATATAGAAGGTGACACCGTTACTTCCTATCAAGTAGCACAACTTTTGGCAGATAGGAATAGCGTTGCCATCTTTCAAGGACGGTCAGAAGCAGGACCCAGAGCATTAGGTAATAGATCTATCTTGTATGATCCAAGAGACCCTGACGGTAAAGACAAGATTAATTTGATCAAAAGAAGAGAGTCCTTTAGACCATTCGCTGGCAGTGTGCTACTACCTCATGTACACAAATGGTTTGATATGGCAGGACTCGATGAGTCTCCTTTCATGATGTATGCTGTAGATGCTTTACCACATACACATGATAAAATCCCTGCTGTATTACATGTAGATAAGACTTGTAGGGTACAAACTGTTGACATGAAAGACAATCTAAATTACTATCAATTGATTGATGCTTTCTATCAGATTACTGATGTGCCTATGTTATTCAACACATCATTCAACATGGCAGGAGAACCTCTAGTGGAGACACCTGAGGATGCAATCAGAACCTTTGAGGATAGTGCAATAGATTATCTTTACTTCCCTGAGGTGCATAAGCTCAGGCAAAAATGACTTTTAGTTTCCCAGAAACTGGAAAAAAAACTCCGGCAAAAAAATGGGTTGTAGGGTTCAACCTATCAAACAATGGGTCGGTATGTTTATTGGAGTATGGTAAACCAAAATTATATCTGGAGTCGGAGAGAGTAACAAGGAACAAGTGGGATCATAAGATCAGTTCCTTGTTACCATATCTACCAGAAGGAATTGAACACATAGCCTTGACTGACTCATTCTGGACTCAAGGTGATAAGAGATTAGATAATATAAAAGACATATCAAATATAAAAAAGAAATATCCTAACGCTAGACTGTATGACTATAGATCTATGCATCATCTAACTCATGCTGCATGTGCTTTCTATAACTCTGGGTTTACTGAAGCATCTTGTGTGGTTGTAGACTCTAATGGTTCTAAGACAAGCGAAGGACTAGAGATAGAATCTATTTTCGTAGCACCCACATTCGTAGAGACACACAAGAGATACTTCTCACCTGAGTTCGTAGGTATTGGTAGATTATTTGAAGAGACTGCTAAGACATATGATTGGGACTACAGAGATGCAGGAAAGGTCATGGGTCTGAGTGCATACAATCATGACCCTGCCTCTAGCATACAAAAAAAATGGGAGAGAAGATACAGAGAACTAATAGAAATGACAACAGGAGATGTATGTTTGTCAGGTGGTTGCTTCTTGAACTGTGTTGCTAACTATAAGATACAAAAGATGTACCCTCATATAAATTTCTATGTCGAACCTGTTGCTCATGATGGTGGCACTGCAATGGGTGCAGCATATCTAGCGTATTATGAGACCTAAACTAGACATATTAGACATCAGTTCTACCATAGGATGTAACTTACAATGTAAAGGATGTAATCATTTTAGTAATTATTTTGCACCTACCAGTAAATTAGATACAGATTTGTTACTAAAAGATATAGAGGTTATATTACCAAGAGTAAATATAGGTAGAGTATCCATCATAGGTGGTGAACCTCTACTCAATCCTAGATGCGAGGAAATTGTCAATGCATGCAGATCATATACTGATTCTCCTGTCTATCTTTACACCAATGCTTTACTTCTCCTACAAAATGAGAGCTGGATTAGAAAAGCGTTAGAAGATCCAAGAGTATATCTTAGAGTCAGTGTGCACTTACCGCACATTGTAGATATTATAAAAGAATTCAATCACCCTAAGGTATTGGTCACCGAACACCATACTGGACAGGATAGGTGGTTCAATAGTATAAAGAAGAGAGATGGTAAAGTATATCCTTACAATCAAAATAACCCTGCAAAAAGTTTCAAAGTTTGTTCATGTTCTAACTCTCAATTATACAATGGTAAACTATGGAAGTGTCCTAACACTGCCTTCCTAAAGGAACTTTTGTCAGTTACAGAGCAGGAAAATGCAGATGAGTGGCAGGAATATATTGTAGATGGTCTACCAGTAGATTGTTCTGATGATGAGTTGACAAAGTTCTGTGCAAAGAGTACACTACCTGAAAGAGTATGCAATATGTGTACTTGTAAACCTCTTCATTTCAGTGCTGCTATTCAAGAGCAGACTAAACGAAAGGTAATTAATACCTATAAATAAATCACTTACAAAAACACATGCCAACATACCCAATAAAGAATTTGAAGACGGGAGAAACCAAAGAGTTATCCATGTCTATGAAAGAGTATGATCAGTGGAGAAAGGATAACCCTGATTGGGATAAAGATTGGTCACAGGGTGCAGCAGCATCAGTCAGTGGCACAGGAGATGCTTACAGTAGAACAGATGGTGGATGGAACGAGGTGCTATCAAAGGTAGCACAAGTACCAGGATCAAAAGTAAAACCACAAAAGACAGTACACTTCTAATGCCACGCAAAAAGAAAATGTCAGTCAGTGTAGGTGCTGGCATGACAGCAAAGCAATTACGTAGGAAGAAACCATATAACTCTGACATGATGGTTCCTATCGAACCTATCACACCTAATCAGACTACTGCATTTGCACAATATAATGAAGGTAAGAACCTATTTCTTTACGGTGCAGCAGGAACAGGAAAGACATTTATCACTCTATACATGGCACTGAAACAGGTGCTAGATCCTTTGACACCATACCAGAAGGTGGTCTTGGTGAGATCATTGGTGTCAACTAGAGAGATAGGTTTTTTACCTGGCGATCATGAAGACAAGTCAGCATTATATCAGATACCATATAAGAATATGGTCAAGTATATGTTTGAGTTGGCAACGGATAATGATTTTGAGATGTTGTGGGGTAACCTCAAAGCACAGGAGAGCGTAACCTTTTGGTCTACATCTTTTATTAGAGGAACAACACTTGATAACTCCATAGTTATTGTGGATGAGTCACAGAACTTGAATTTTCATGAGTTAGATAGTATAATAACAAGAGTAGGTGAAGACACTAAGATTATGTTCTGCGGTGACGTAGCACAAACCGATCTCATTAGAACCAATGAGAAGAATGGTATCTTAGACTTTCAAAAGATCATCACAATGATGCCTGAGTTTGCTTTGGTTGAGTTTGGTGTTGATGATATAGTAAGGTCTGGATTGGTCAAGAGTTATATCACCAGTAAACACACACTAGGTTTGTAATGTTCACTCATGTTGACTGCGAACTGCCTAAACTAAAGAGGCAGAATATAGATGGTGCTAGGTATTACACTGTCAATGGTAGACCTATGGTCTCAATCACTTCAGTTACCTCATACTGGAATAAACAAATTTTTGTTGACTGGAGGAAGAGGATAGGTGAAGCAGAAGCAAATAGAATTACTAAACGTGCAACCACCAGAGGCACTGCTACACATGAGTTGATAGAGAATCATTTACTCAACAAGGAGGTAGAGTTTGATAAACCTAGTCCTAAGATGTTGTTCCTTCAAGCGAAGGAGACCCTAAAAAATATAAATAATATATACGCTCTTGAGAAAAGTCTTTTTAGTGAAGAGTTAGGTGTTGCCGGCACAGTCGATTGCATCGCAGAATATAATGGAGAGTTATCAATAATTGATTTCAAGACAGCAGAGAAACCCAAACCTAGGGATTGGATAGAGAATTATTTTGTACAGGCAGCAGCGTATGCTTGTATGTTCTTTGAACGTACAGGAATACCTGTTAAGAAGCTTGTTATTATTATGACATGTGAGAACGGAGAGGTGACAGTGTACGAAGAGTATGATAAAATAAAGTATATGAAAAAATTAGTCCTTTACATTCAAAAATTTGTCGAAGAAAAAATCAATGAGTGCCAAAACAAAGATGCGTGAGATCCTGAAGAACAGATTGCTCTGTCAGGACAAATTTACTAATGACATTGAGAATCTTGTTAGTAACAACAACGAGATGAATTACATTGAGGCAATCTGTCACTACTGTGATGTGAACAACATCGAGGTAGAATCTGTTTCTAAACTCATCACCAAACCTTTGAAAGAAAAACTCAAAGGCAATGCCACTGACCTAAATTATCTAAAGAGAACATCTAAGGCAAAATTCTTTAGCATCTAATGAAGATCAAGGAGTGGACATTTGGAAAGATCCACAACCAATTACCTGAGGAAAGACTCAGAGAGGTAGCGGTTAGTGTCGACTACGTGAGAGAACAACGTGGTTTTTGGATAAGTAATTTCAGACAGTGCACTCCAGAAGAGATAGTAGAACTAGAGAAGGAAAGACCTACCACTAGGTTACTAAGCATACATGTTATCAATGGGTGCAACCTAGCATGTAGAGCATGTAATCATAACAGTAGTCTGTTAGGTGTGAACAGTAGGGTAGATATTGATGCACTGAAGGAAGATATAAAGAACATACTACCAAAGATACATGTGTGGAGTCACATCAGTATCATAGGTGGTGAACCATTATTAGAACCAAGGACTAAAGAAGTTGTTACAGTCACAAGAGAGGTGGCAGAAGCAACAGGACAGAAATGTAATATAAAACTATTCAGCAATGGATCTAAACTAATACAGGAACAAGAATGGATTGCTGATGAGATGTTGAAAGGTGTAGTGTTTAGACTTACCTTCCACAAACCATGGTA